TTTGTGTATGGATAATTTAGTTGAGAAACTACTTCAGGTACTTTATAGGAAGAGAGATGCTGCTGATAGAGTAGCTACAGAGTTAGACACTGTAACATCAGATGATCTTCTTATAAAGTTCTTTGAGGGTAAGGTGGAAGCATATCAGGAAGTAATTGATATGCTAATTAATAATAAAAATGTATGAGAGATCCAAATAGAAAGAAAATCAGGAATAAGAGTGACCTACCTTCTGAGAAACCTAAGGCAAGACCTAATGTTAGAAGAATAGGGCACAATTATGAAAGGAAAATAGTTAAGGAGCTAAGGGATTTAGGTTTTACAAAAGCTACTACCAGTAGAGCTAGTAGTAGAATAATGGATGATGCCAAGATAGATATCAATGGTGTTACCTATAATATACAGTGTAAAGCTGTAAGAACTGGTCTTAATGTATTTACTGTACTTGATGAAATGGAAACAGCAATACCTAAACTTGTACCTGAAAGAGAAATATATGTTAATTTAGTATTTCATAAAAAGGAGGGTGATGAAGTTGTTGTTCTAAGAAAAGAGGATTGGTATCTCATTTTAAAAAAGTTACTTGAAAATGGAATTACAATCAAGAAAAGTAGCAGTGATTGATGCTGATAGTATATGTTTTATAGCACATTGGGATTCTGACAGTAAATCATTTGACAAACCTATAGAAGATATATTTAATTCTGTAGATCAAATTATAAGTAGTATACTAATATACACTAATGCTACTCATTATATTGGTTTTGTAGGATTTGGTAGCTGTGTTGAAAGAAATACAGTATACCCTGAATATAAGGCTAATAGAAAGAGTAGAGAACCATTAGAACACCTTAAAGCAATTAAGGAGTATATGGTGAAAAAGTGGGAGTTTAGTGCTCTATATGGTGTAGAAGCTGATGATATGGTAAACAGTGTTAGATTACAACTAGAAGATAGTGTAATCTGTGCTATAGATAAAGACCTTCTTATGCTAGAAGGTACTCACTACAACTATAAAAAGAATGAGTGGGTGACTACTAGTAAGAATGAAGCTAATCTTTACTTCTGGCAATCTATGATTATAGGTGATTCAGTAGACAACATTAAAGGTTTAGAAGGTAAAGGTAAAGCTTTTGCTACTAAACTATTAACACTTGGTGATGATCATGATCATATGAGAACATTAGTTTTTCAAGAGTATATAAATCAATATGGTGAATATCATGGAATATCAAAGTTTTATCAGAACTATGTATGTCTTAAGATAAAAGATGATTTTCCAGCTACAGGACTTGTAAACCCATTAAAAGTTAATGTGAACAATCTTGTAATATGAGTCTAGAAGAAGTAAAGAAAATTAAGAATAAAACTATTGCCTACTTATTACCTTTAGTGGCAAATAAGAATAGTAAACTTGCAGATTTTAAGGATGATGAACATTTTCCTAAGTGCAATTTTATTAACGTCTTTAGGTATTGTGAAGAGTATCCAGAATTAGATACTCATTTATTTGTATTATACAAGTATAGTCCTAATCCATTGTTTAATGATTTTATAAATAAGTTTAAGAAGAGTGCTAACTTTCATTCTATTATAGATGAAAAATATACTGTAATGGTTATATTTGAAGTTCCTGCAGATAGTTTGAAAACACTAAAACATTTTGATAATGGTGAGTATTCTAAGTTTAAACTTGAGGATAAGAAGAAAATATTGGATTTCTATTCAGTAACTTCAAATGATAAATTTGGTCCAGCAGGTGTTCTTTATAAGAAAGAATGGCGTAGACTGGAAATAGAGAAAAAGATAGATATGAGGTTACCAGAAGATGCAGAGTTATCTTCTATTGCTGATATAGAACAGGAAACATATTTTAATAAATACAAAACACAAGATGAATCTGAAGACATCACTAGGTGATAGTTGGTATGAATTGTTGAAAGGTGAGTTTGAGAAAGAGTACATGTTACATTTAAGTAGAAAAATTACTTCAGAAAGAACAATCAAGACTATATATCCAAAACAAGAAAATGTATTTAATGCTTACAAACTTACTCCTTATGATAAAGTGAGAGTTGTAATAATAGGTCAGGATCCATATTTCAATCCTGATGAAGCTCACGGTTTATCATTTTCAATAAAAGATGCTGTTAAAGTACCTCCTTCATTGAGGATAATCTTTAAGGCAATTGAACAAACTATATATGGTGGTTTTAAGATAGACCAAGATCCAGATCTTACTAGATGGGCTAGTCAAGGTGTTTTCCTTCTCAACAAGATACTAACTGTTGAGAAAGGGAAACCTTTGTCACATAAAGGATATGGGTGGGAATTCTTTACTGCCAAAACCATTGATTTACTTAATAGGTCTGATAACAAAATATGTTATTTGCTTATGGGTAAAGAGGCACAATCTGTTAAAGATTATATCAATAAAGACAAGCATATTGTATTCTGTGTTGAACATCCTGCAGCTTCAGGGTATGCAGGTAGAGACTGGAATCATGAGAATGTTTTTAAGGCTATTAACCTTTATCATGATATAAAATGGTAATTACCGTATATTTGTAAAAATATAAACTATGAGTAAACAAAGTTACAATACAAGAATCAATCTTGTATATGAGTTCTTAAGGTCTAAGCCTGGTTACTACAAAAAATCATCTGAAATAATTAGTCAGATTACTGGTGAAACTAATTCAGAAATAATCAAATTAGCTAAAGAACTATTTAGAAATATTGATAAAACTAGTGAGAATGTTGTTGAACCTTACTTAACAGGTAATCCTGATAATGTTCTTGTGATTGGAGATCCTCATGAACCTTTTACTAAAGAAGGTTACTTAGAGTTTTGTAGATCAATACAAGAAGAGTATGATTGTGGTACTGTAGTTCATATTGGTGATGCAGTTGATAATCATGCAGTTAGTTATCATGAGAAGGATCCTGAAGGTATGTCAGCAGGTGATGAGTTTAGCCTAGCTTTAGAAAGAATGAAAAGATGGTATTACACATTTCCAAGTGTGAAAGTTTGTATTGGAAATCATGATGCATTACCATTTAGAAAAGCTTTTACAGCTGGTCTTCCTAAGACTTGGCTAAAAACTTACCAAGAACTATTACAAAGTCCTCCTACATGGGAATGGGATTTTGTACATCAAATTAATGGTGTTATTTACCAACATGGTACAGGGTTATCTGGAGAGATGGCAGCTATTAATGCTGCTAGAGAGAACAGACAGTCTACTGTAATAGGACACTTACATACAGTAATGAATACTAGATTCTTGGCAAGTTACAAGGATTTAATATTTGGAGTTACTGTAGGTTGTGGAATTGACCATGAGAAATATGCATTTGCATATGGTAAGCAAAACACTAGAAAGCCAGTAGTGGCTTGTTGTGTAGTATTGGATGGTAAACTTCCAATAAACATTCCTATGCCAATTTAAAATTAAAAACCCCTGTTGTAAGATGCAGGGGTTTTACTATCTTTGGCACCCTTAAAAATTTAAAAATGGAAATTGGATTAGAAACACTATCTAACGTGGTAGTCTTTAATAAGTATGCAAAATACTTACCACAACAAAAAAGACGAGAAACATATAATGAAATCATTGTCAGGTATTTACAGATGATGGTAGATAAATATCCTGATCTTGCCACTCAGATTATGCATTATGGAAATTATATCTTTGAGAAAAAGGTATTACCTTCTATGAGAGCATTACAGTTTGCAGGTCCTGCTATTCAAAAGAATGAAGCTAGGATTTATAACTGCTGTTATTTACCTATTGATGATTACAGAGCCTTTGGTGAGATTATGTTCTTACTATTAGGTGGTACAGGAGTAGGTTACTCTGTACAGTTTAAACATATTGAGAAACTACCTGAGATTAGAAAACCTGCTAAAGAGCAAAAGTTCTTAATAGGTGATAGTATTGAAGGTTGGGCTGATGCTGTTAAACATCTAATTGGAAGTTATTTAGGTTATAGAAATACTAAACCTAGATTTGACTTTAGTGATATTAGACACAAGGGAGCAAGATTGATTACTGCTGGTGGTAAAGCACCTGGACCTGAGCCACTTAAGAAGTGCTTATTTGAATTAGAACAGATTCTTGAAAGAAAAGAGAATGGAGATAAATTATCTTCTATTGAAGTTCATGATATTGTTTGTCATATTGCAGATGCAGTTCTTGCAGGTGGTATTAGAAGAGCAGCTTTGATTAGTTTATTCTCAGCTGATGATGAACAAATGCTAACTTGTAAGTTTGGTAATTGGTGGGAGCTTAATCCACAACGTGGTAGAGCTAATAACTCTGCTGTACTTGTAAGACATAGAGTAACTAAAGAATTCTTCTTAGACTTATGGAAAAAGATTGAGTTAAGCTATGCTGGTGAACCTGGTATTTACTTTACTAACAATCCAGATTGGGGTACTAATCCTTGTTGTGAGATTGCACTAAGACCTTATCAGTTCTGTAATCTATGTGAGGTTAATGTTTCAGATGTTACTTCACAAGATGATCTAAACTCTAGAGTTATTGCAGCATCATTCTTTGGTACTTTACAAGCAGGATTCACTGACTTCCATTACCTAAGACCTATTTGGAAAAAGACTACTGAGAAGGATGCTTTGATTGGTATTGGTATGACTGGTATTGCTAGTATGGAAGTATTTAAGTATGACCTTACACAAGCAGCTAGTGCAGGTGAACTTATGAACCTTGAACTGTCTCAAACTCTGGGTATCAACAGAGCAGCTAGAATTACTTGTGTTAAGCCTAGTGGTACAACTAGTTGTGTACTAGGTACTGCATCAGGTATTCATGCTTGGCATAATGACTTCTATATCAGAAGAATGCAAATGTCTAAGTCAGAAGATCTTTATAAGTATCTAGCAGCTAATCACCCTAGTCTAGTTAAAGATCACTTATTAATTCCTAATTCTGCAGTAATTGAGATTCCTATTAAAGCACCTGCTGGTTCTGTATTAAGAACTGAATCTGCTATTGATACATTAGAAAGAGTTAAGAAAGTATCTCAAGACTGGATTAAACCTGGACATATCCATGGTGATAATACACACAATGTATCTGCTACTATTTCTATTGATAAGGATAGAGTTTATGGTAAATTAGGAGAACGAAACTCTTTAAAAGATGAGTGGGAAGTAGTTGGTGAATGGATGTGGGATAACAAGGAATTCTATAATGGTTTATCTGTACTTCCATTTGATGGAGGCTCTTACAGCCAAGCGCCTTTCGAAAATATCACAGAAGAAGAGTATGAAAAATTATTAAAAGGATTAACTAATGTAGATTTATCTCAAATTGTAGAAGAGGATGATATTACAGATTTAGCAGGTGAAGTAGCCTGTGGTGCAGATGGTTGTGTAATAGTTTAATTTTATTTGGTAATGTGAAGAAATATCTGTAAATTTACAATTATGAATGATTCAGGTGTATATAAAATAACATGTGTTGTAAATAATAAAATTTATATAGGTAGTTCTAAACATATATTTAAAAGATGGAAGGTCCATGTTAGACATTTAAATTCTAACAATCATATTAATGAATTTCTACAAAATTCTTGGAATAAATATGGTAAATGTAACTTTATATTTAAAATATTAGAAATTTGTGAAGAAGATGATTTATTAACTAAAGAACAATATTGGATGGATTATACTAAATGTTATGATAGAAATATAGGATTTAATGCCTGTATAAAAGCAGATAGACCTTTAGGATATAAACATACTATTGAATCTAAATTAAAAATGTCTTTAATTAAAAAAGAACAATTAAAACTTAATATTATTAAATGTAATTTAATACAAAAACCTAAAGGATATAAACATTCTAAAGAAACTAAGGATAAAATTAGAAATTCAAAATTAGGAAATAAAAATCCTATGTATGGTAAAAAGTTATCGGAGGAAGAAAGAAGAACCAAAGGAGTTAATTTGAATTCTGTTCCAAGATGGAATAAAGGTCTTACTAAAAAAGACGACTCAAGAATTGAAAAACTAGCTACTTGGAAAGGTAAACTACCTCCTAATGCAATTACACATACTTTGATTGATTTAGAATCAGGTTTAACATGGACTGGAAATTCTTTAAAGGAAGTTTCTGAAATTTCTCCAATCTCATTAGCTACATTAAATAGACTTAAAACAGGTAATGTAGGTAAAAAAATAAAAAGTAAATATAAAATTATATGGTAGAATTGATAGATTATTTTGGAAATGATCTAATGGTTGTAAACGCTGCAAGAGTTTCGTTTGGTAAAAATAAAAAAATTTTTGATGAGAAAGATTCTAAACTTATTGATTATTTAATCTTACATAAACATACTGCTCCGTTTAGACATCCTCAATTACAATTTAGAATAACTTGCCCTATTTATGTAGAAAGACAGTTGTTTAAACACCAAGTGGGATTATCAGCTAATAGCATTAGTGGTAGGTATGTAGATTTTAGTGATAGTTATACTGAAATTAAACAGTTTAGAACTCAATCCAAAGATTCTAAACAAGGTTCAGCGGAAGATTTGTATTATGATTTAAATCAAGAAGCTTTAGAAATTCAGTCTGATATTATTAGAAGATGTAAAAGTGCTTATGAAGATTTAATTCGATTAGGTGTTTCTAAAGAACAAGCAAGAACTATTTTACCTTTAAATCTTAATACTACATTTATTTGGACAGGTAGTTTATTAGCATTTATTCATTTATTTAACCTCCGCTTAAAGAAAGATGCTCAGCAAGAAACAAGAGAAATAGCACAGCAGATGTTAGCTTTAGTACAAGGTATAGAAGGTAATCCTTTTGAACAAACAATAAAATCAATAACTAAAAATGGAAAATAATAATCCACGTAAAGATGGTCGTAGAAAACCTCAAACTAAAAAAGTCACTAATGAACCTAAGACAGATGCAGGTAACCCTGTAATGTTTGTAACAATTGAAGAGCACGCTAAGATGATTGATGAAAAGACTTCACAGTTAATTTCATTGGAAAATGGTCTTAGAGGTAGTGAACAAACAATTGCAAATTTTGAGAATACAGTTAGAGACCTCAAAGCAGCTAACCAAAAACTAAAACTTTCATTAAGTAATGAAACTATTGTAGCAGCTGGTTATTTAAATAAGCTTAGTAAAATTCCAAATTGGATCAAGAAATTATTTAATGCAGCATGATTATAAAGTTTAAAAAACTTGATCCTAAAGCAGTAGCTCCAGCTTATAGTAAAACTGGAGATGCTGCCATGGATCTTACAGCTATTAGCCTATCTAAGGTTGATAAAGATGAGTTTGGTTATTTAGAGTATGGTACAGGATTAGCTTTTGAAATTCCTGAAGGATATGTAGGATTAGTATTTCCTAGAAGTTCCATCAGTAATTCAGGTTTAATTCTAACTAATTCTGTTGGTGTAATTGATTCTGGTTATAGAGGAGAAGTTAAAGTTAGGTTTAAACATATTCCTGATACTTCACATTATAAACCAGGAGATAGAGTAGGTCAGTTAATGATCATACCTTATCCACAAATTGAGCTTGAAGAAGGAGAACTATCTTCTTCTGATAGAGGTGAAGGTGGCTTTGGTAGTACAGGTAGTTAAAAAGAAAGGGGCTTAATTGCCCCTTTTTTTTAGACCCCCATTAGGATTCTCTATCTTTATCTAAGAATTTTCTAATAGGATTAACAATTGGAATAACTTTAGACATATGATGTAAATAACCACTTTTATCATAAGGATCTGGAGTACCAGTTATATCATTATAAGCTTCATCTACAAAATTCTGTATACTTCTTTTTATATCAAGACCTAACCCTGTTACAGGAACAGTTGTATTTAAAGCAATATCAACACCTTCAGAACCTAAAAAGAACCCTAGCTCTCTTCTCATTCTGTTCATAATTTTATAGGTAAAGCTTAAGGCTAGATACTGTTTGTAATCATCTTTACCATCATCATCCCAATCTCCACCTACTAAAAGCACAAGACCTATTAAAGCAAGATAAATTGATAGCTCTTGTACACCAGCTTTTATCTGACCATCATAGTAATCTAAAAATTCTTCAAAAGTGTAATCTTGAATTCTAGGATCATTAGGGTTGTCTTGCTTAAACTTTTCAAACAATGCTCTTGCTCTTGCAGTATTAGTTTTTGAAAATCTATATCCTACCTTTGGTATTAAAGATAATGGTACATCAAGTAATAATTTGCCAATACCTATCCAGGCAGCTTGGTTTAGTAGTAAGAATTTTTTACTTTCATCATCTTTAAGATTTTGATAAATAGAATTAAACCTACCAATAACTACAGTATCTGTATAATTATTATACTGTACACTACCCATATGCTCTTTCCACAAGTCAGGTAACCAGTTTTTGTAAGTCATAGCTAATTTACCTAACATGGTGTAGTTAATAGCTCTTTGATCTTTATCACTAATTTCACCTTTGATTGATCTAGATACTTTTTTTACTGATTGTGTAAACCAGTTATAGTTATCTAAAGTAATACCTTCAATTTCTAACTTACCATCTTTTAATGATGCTCTTTCTAACAAAGACTTAGATCCTTTAGGTAACATCTTTAATCTTCTAATTTTACCATTTTCATCTATACCATAGTTCTGCATCATAGATAAACCAATACTATTATCAATCCATTCAGAACCTTTTCTAAAACCAAGATATCCTATTCCTTTATTGGCAAGTCTAATAAGAAGATTACTTGGTAACTCATTAGCTTTAACGCCAACGTATTTGTCTGAAAATTCAAAGTACTGTAAAATTGCAGAAGTTAATTTACCGTTTTCAGTAAAAACAGATGCTAACATTGATTCACTTTTAAGCATTTGATTTCTATCATAGTAATATCCTTTTACACCTTCATAGTAAGACATTACTTTAGATGATAGTGATGCTGATATTTGTATCACAGGCTCAAACATCATTTTAGATGCTCTCTGGAGATCGTTAAGTTTATTAACCACTCTAGTAGCATCATTATTTAAGATGTCTCCTTGCTCTTTAATACCATAAACATGATATTTAATTGTATTAAGATATGTTTGGTACTCTGTAAGCTGTTTACCTGTTAATTTACTATAAGTACCTCCAAGAGTTTTTATAATTTTACCACTAGAATCTTTTTTAGTAATATCAAAAGTTGCTATCATATCACCTAATACGGTGATTTCAGCTTCTATTTTTTTTAGACCCTCGTAGTTATAGGCTATATCTGCAAATGTATATAATACCCTAGTTAAATCAAAAGACTTTAGACTGTTATCTATAACATTTTGCCTATTGTATATAGGGTATAACCCAAATAAAGGTATTTCATGTAATATCTCTCCAGTGTCTATATCTTTCTTTTTAGCAAGTTCAGTCATATAACCAAACTCAATATCATCAGATTGCTGTCTAAATATACCTATAAATGATTCCCAAGCTGCAGATGGTAATCCTCCTTGAAACATTTGTTCAATAAGACCTGCTCTAAAGTTTGGTATAAAGTTATCAGGCAATGCAGTATAGTCATTAGACATGTCTGTAATCTCTCTAAACTCTTGCATTGTTTTAATCCAAAAGTCATAGTATTTTTTTATAGCAGGTGTGTTTTGAATTTCAATATACTCTTTAGAGTATACCTCAGGAGATAAAGACTTAGTGTATTCAGGTTTTAGTTCATAGTATTTAAAGAAAAATCTATCATTAAATTTGTAACCCTCTACTGTATTATCTTCTAGAATTTGATTAATCCTATCATCATCTTTACCTGGAATTAAATTGTTTCTTTCAACAACTCTTAAAATAAACTTAGTAAGTTCTGATTTAGCATTATCCTTAGGTTTAAAGTACTTATCTATAAACTTGGTATCTTTTTTCTGCTGAGCTTCCTCCAATCTTTTAGTAAACTCTGCATTATTCTTAGCATATATATTACCTGTAGATTTATTAATCAACTTGTCATATGCACCAAATAATCCTAATCCATTAGCTTTACCCCATTTTTCTAACTCTACTGAAACTTCTTCTAGGTTAACTTTAAACTTTTGTAGTTTTAACCTAGCTTCAGATTCAGCCATACTCTTTTTCTTAAAAGCTTCTCTAAATACAGGATGCTGTATTTCACCAAAAGTATTAAACATTTGGTCTATTGTTTTAATAGTAAAGGAGTTTTTTATTTCAGTTATAGATGTCTTATCTAATTTTACTCTTGCAAATAATTCATTCTGCAATTGTTCATTTAATACAAGTATTTGATTTTGAAGAGTTCTTAACTTACTTCTATATTTAACATACTCACTTTCATCAATACCCATTCTATCATAAAATTCATATGAACCTGCTATAATAGAAGATATTAACCCAAGCTCTTTAAGTAAATCTCTATGCTCTTCCAATGATAGGTAATTAGAATTTACTTTATCTTCTATAGTTTCTTGTGTTATATTTTTTAATACAGCATAATCTTTAGTTTCTATATCAGCGTACTTTTTAATTACTGCTGTATAATCATCTATAAGATTAGATATATCTTGATCTACAATAATTGCATTAATAGCTCTAGTCTGTCTATCAATTCTAGTCTTTAAGAACTCTCTTCTTTCACGAGAAATACCTTGACTAGCCTCAAATACATAATTCTCTTTTAGTCTATTTAGTTTTTCAATACTTTCATCTAGACTACCTATACCTGTCTTTTCCTTAATAGGAATTTGTTTTAAGTAGTCTGATGCTGATACAAATGTTTCTATTTGTTTTATTTTACCAGTAGGATTATCATCCTTATATTCCAAAACCATTGCTATTGGAATAATTCTACATTTATTGTTTTGTTTTACACCAATAATTTTTTCTAGTGCAAATGTAGTTTTAGGTAATTGTAAATTCCAATCTTCGTATTTATAGATAGGAATCCAACTTGGATTTACAATCTGAGCTTTGCCTTTATCAAATCTAACATCACCATATTTGGTAGTCATTGTTTTGTAGTCAAAGTTATCTGTTGTAACATCTGAATATACAAAAACTAAATCTGAAGTTCCACCTAGTGAGCTAGATGCAATTAATCTTTGCTCTGCTGAAATATAAACTTTACCAGTAGGATCCTTCTTTTTTTGTTCAGCAATACCTGATTCAATTAATTTTTTAGCTGTTTTATATAATACATTAAAGTTTTCTTCAGATAATTTAGTCTCACTTCTTAATTGAGCTACTGTTTTATAATTACCTGGTCTGACTAATACCTTGTCTTTAAACTCACCAACACATAGCGCATTCATTAAATCTTCCATTTGAAGATGTATGTATGTACCTAAATCTTTTTGCAATATAGATGTAGGAGCTTTATTTATTTCTTCAGCTTTTTGCTCACCCATTTTTTTAACAAAAGCTTCTTTAGATTCAGAAGTAAATGTTTTCTTTGTAATGAACTGTTCTGGTGAAACTCCTACAACACCATAGCCTCTAGTATCTCCAAATTGTTTTATCTCAAGTACTCTGTTGGAAAACTCAAGTCTATTGATTGCTTCTTGTTGAGTTTCACATTTTCCTGGATATAAGTCAGCAATTTGGTGATTTTTAATTTTATCAGCAACCATGCTGTTTGGCATATTTGTATCACATTTTTTCATATAACTCTACATACTATTTTAAGTTCATCCTCATTTGCTGCTTTAAGGAAATTTATTTTTTCATCAATACTTAGCTCTGCAAGATCTGGAAAATATGCATCAAATTTTTCAATGTCAATTCTATCAGCTAGATCTTGATAAACAGGGTCTACACCTTGTCTAACTTCATGTGGATTTCCTTCTTCTTTTTCTTCAAAGATAGGCATTTCTTCTTGATTCTGCAAAGTCATTTGATACAGCTGTTCTCTGATTTCCATTAGTAATTTTGAAAATCTACCATTATCCTGTTCAACACCTCTTTCATTTTTATGTGTAAGCAGTGCATTACCAGTAGCTAATAGTTCAGCAGATGCTTTTGGATTCTGTAAAAATGATTCTAGCATACCTTCTTTTAAAATTTCAGTAGATACAGCATCCCATTCAGATGCTCTAAGTCCTGTTAACTCTTTACCCATTAGTCTAGCATTAGAACCTTTAGCTTTTTTAAATTTTTCTAATTTAGCTAAAGACATTTCCATATTGCCTGGAATACTGCTTTGGTAATAATCTTTAGAGTAATCCATTTTTCTTGCTTGGAAATATCCTTCTACAGTATCAAACTTTTCACCACCAATAGTAAAAGGTTTATCAGAAGAGAAATTACTTAAACTAGTATTTTGATCTGTTCCTGCATATACATTAATTTCTCTACTATAATCAATGTCTAAAGATTCTACATTTATTTTTTGAGTAGGTACTTCAGTTTCTGTTACAGTAACATTATTAAAATTATCTGTAATAGGTACTTCTTTATTGTAATCAATACCTTGGTAATTACCTGTAGTTTCTACTTTAATATCTGTTAATGCACCTTTATTTATTAAAAATATAGTACCCTTTTTGTCTTTAGCATATGGAAATATTTTAGTGGCTTCCTTTATATATTTAGGATTAAACTTCCAAGTTTCAGGTATATACTCAGTATGTGACAATAAATACTTATGCATAAACTCATTAATCTGTCCTGCTGTTATAGAATCACTTGCTAGCATCTTAGTTACAAATTGATTTAAATCTGTAAGGAATATTTTTTGTAAGTTGTAAGGTAAGAATTTATTTAGCTGGAATATTGAATTATAAGTTCCTGACTGAAAAGCATTTGCTATAACTATGTTAGCTGCTATTTCAGGATCCTGTCTTGTTAATTCATCAAATGAATCTGCCTGCTCATTAATAAATGATGTAGTACCTTTACCTTTAAAAGACTTAAAGTTATCAATACCTGTACCTCTGTTGTTTAGTAAAGCTAATAGATTTTTAACAAATAGATTATCTGCAAAATCAGGATCTTCTTTAAGGTCAGCTATTAAATTAGCTGTAGAGTTTTTACCTTTCATGACTTTATCAAAAGTTAATCCTGATTGTTTGATATAAGATGAATGTCTTTGTAGCAAGTAAGTAATAAAGTTTTGATCTATTGATTCATAGAACTTTGCTTTATCATCAGTATTTAATCGTAGTTGCTGAGCTATAACTCTTTTAAATAACTGGTATTCTTTAATACTATCTAAGAAGTAGTACTTATTATACAGTTTATCATAAAGCTTTCTTCCTTCATGAAATCCTTGTAGTAAAGCGTTGTTTGAGATTAATTTATTTTGTTCATCTAGTGTAACAATAGGCTTTGTTTCTGGGTTATTGATTTCATTAAATAAATCAGAAAGAGCATTAACTGCATTTCTATCTTTAAGGTACTTTGTATCAGGAGAATAATATCTCTTAACCTTATTAATATCTCTAGCTTGTCTTCTTAGATTTAAAAACATAGCAATAACACTATATTTAATAGACTCGTCTTTTTTCTTAATTTGCTCCATTGTTACCTTTCTAGATTCAGCAGAAGCAGGTAAAAATTTACTTATTAGAGCTTCATTACTTAACTGCAATCCGTCTGGATTACTTGCTGTAGCCCTACCAGTAGATTTTATAAGCATGGATTGGTTAATCCTTTCTTGTTTTAAGAAATCAGATATATATGGATACTTCATTATATCTATAATAGTTGCTGCGGGAATACCTCTAACAACCATATAGGCAATAGTATCTAGAGTTTGGTTAATAATATTTAAAGCCTCAGCATAAGGATCCTTAACTAAATCCACCTGTGATGTAAGTAGTGCTGATAGTACAATAGAAATAGATTCTCCAGCAGCATCTAGAT